TTGGCAAGCCTTGGCATTATGCTTATAAAGAGTTGTATAATCACGCCTGTGAACAAGAAAAGGAGATTAACCAGTTGAAGGCAGATTTCGTAAACATTACTGGGCGTTATATGAAAGAAAACGCTAAACTAAAAACACTATTAAATCAAATACGCAATGAACCAAAACTTTGGAAATCGGGTCGTGCTGGAAGACAAGACCAGTATGCTGGAATGCCGCCATTTGTTCCTATGATTGACGCTATTATGAAACAGCATCTTGACGAAGGAGGTACACCGACATGAGTGTTGAAGGAAAAGAGATCCGTAGCCTTGAGCTCGTTGATTCGAGCGATCCGCGTCTCACGACTACGTGTAAAACCGCCAAGAAAAGCCACAAAAAACCACAAAGAGCGAAGACTACGAGGATGATCGTCCGAGTATGCTCAAGTGGGTTATGGAAAATCGCTTGAGAATAAATAACTCTGCAATTAGTTCTTTTCAGTGAGCCTACTTCTAACAAAGTAGACCAAGACTACGTTTCGGCCAATGTCCATACGACTAAGATGGCCTAAATACCATAAAGCATACTTCAAGACACAATTGGAGTAGGCTCACTGAAAAGAACACTTTTTGATTTACTTCCTGACCGAACACGGTAGGATCTACACTATGAACACGACTGACAAGTATTCCCGAGCCGATCTGCTCGAGGCCCTCCGCAACAACAAGGTTGTTGTGACCTTCACGAAGGTCGATGGTACCGTGCGTGACCTGTATTGCACGCTGAAGAACGACCTGATCCCGGCCGACAAGGTTCCGAAGAACGAGAAGCCGATCAAGGAGAATGACTCAGTCATCCGAGTCTTCGGCCTCGACCAGTCCAATGGATGGCGTTCGTTCCGCGTGGCTTCTGTCACCGGAATGACCATCATCAACGACTAATCCAATGGCTGTCGAAGACATACTCAAGAACGCCAAGAAGCGCACCAAGAAGGCCCGCAAGCACATCGGTGGTGTTGATGCCACTGATGAGCGTTACACCGGTCTCGAACCGGTCTGGGACAATTGGTCCTCGTGGCCCAAGGAAAAGTTCCATGCGGAACGCTCTCGCGCGTTCAATTTCTACAACTACTACCAGGACTCGAAGGCCATGAAGCCTCGTGTGCTCGAGTGGATGGAGGCCAACGGCTATTCCAAGGAGGACGTCTCCGCGGTTCGCCGTACGGCTGACTACCTTCCTGGTGTGACCACCGGCACGCTGTGCACCTGCATGCTCCGTGGCATGCCGGAGAAGCACCCAGAACTCGATTATACGAGCGATCGGGAGTTCGTGGATACCAGCATTCGCAACACAATCTCGATCGGCCGTAGCATGGCCCGGGAGGCATCCAAAGGTGACTCTGGAAGCCCTGCAGCACCCTCGGTTTCTCCGATGGAGCTGCTGCGGAACAAGGCCACGCGTACGATCATCCGTGACCTCGATGAGATGATCGACCTGTGGGTCCTCAAGAAGGACTATGATCCGATCGATATCTATGCCAGGATGCAACACCATGGCCTCTCTGCCATGGCCTGTGCGACCGTGGAGAACTTCCTGACGCGTCATATGACCGAGATCCAGAAGGCTCTGGATGGTTCGGATCCTTACCTCGTGGAGGTCTACCAGAACGAACCGAAGCCTGCCCTCAAGAAGAAGGTACAGGCATTCGAGAAGATGCTGGCCGATCTGGAACGCTTCCGTCATGCAGCCAAGGCCACTCGTGCTCCTCGTGAGAAGAAGCCGATCTCTGCTCAGAAGCAGATCGCTAATCTGAAGTACTGCAAGGAGAACGCCGAGCATAAGATCGCCTCGATCGATCCTCAACGGATCGTCGGTGCCTACCGCCTCTTGGCCTTCAATGTCAAGTACCGCATGCTGATCGATTACGTGGCCCAGAACGAGAAGGGTCTTTCCATCAAGGGTACCACACTGCAGAACGTGGATGAGGTCAACACTCGGTCCATCCGCCTGCGCAAACCTGACGAGTTCCTGCCTATCGTACTCGGTAGTACACCAAAGCAGATCAACAAGGCCTGGGAGAAGCTGACCACCAAGGAAAGCAAACCCAATGCTCGTATCGGATCTGAGGTCGTGCTCCTACGAGTCTTCGAGAGGAGGGACGTCTGATGTTAGACAATATCCTGACCAAAGCATCGCTGGCCGAGAAGGTCGAATCTCTCGTCAAATCCGAGAAGATGTCCTACATCGAGGCGGTCATCCATATCTGCAACGAGATGGGAGTCGATCCGGCCGACATCGGTAAGCTGATCGCACCCTCCATTAAGTCCAAGATCGAGGCCGAGGGAATGGCCTCCAATCTTCTTCCAAAAACCAATACACTGAAAGGGTTCCTATGAGCACAGATCAAACCGTAAACATTAGCGCCAATCCCGATGGTACGCTGGCTGCCAAGCCTGCCAAGATCCCGTTGAAGTACCGTCCTCGTCGCGGCCGTCATCCTGAGGTGACAGCCGGTGCATTCGGCAACGGCCGCAAGCACAATGGCATCAAGTACCGTCGTAGCTCCCTGATCCGTCGCTTTCGATGATGAAGGTCTACACACTCGATCAGAACGATCTGCAGAGGACCGGTCAAGCGGCCACCACTGCATTTCTGAATACGGCTCTGGCTGATAAGGTCATCACTCAGGAGCAATACGATGAACTCTCGAAGTACTGTATGATCTGCCATACCCCAAATGGATTCATTGAGCGGCTGAAAAACGCCATCGGATTCAACAAGGAAGAGAATGGGTATGAGAAGATCTACTGGACTGCGCATCAACTCACAAGGTAATGCAGCCCTGGGAGGCATATCAGATATATACTGCACTGAAGCTACACTTTGAGTCAGAGTCCTACGACGCCTTAAAGTATAACTTCAGAACTTCTGCTAGCCAGAAGTCGTTCCTTCAAAGACGGGATCGCTTTCACTTCGCCAAGCTGGCCAGGAAGTATCCCGAACAAAAAACTTTGGTCGAATTCCTGGTTGCCAATTTCTCTAAAAACGGAAAGGGCATCTGGGCTGGAGACCTACTCGATAACGAAGGTGAGGAGACGTACCGAGACTGGCTGAAGAAGCGAGACTCGTTCACGTACTTTTTTACTGGAGAAGTCGATAAACTTGCTGACTATTGCAGGAGCCATTCGCTCTCGTTCGATCAATTATTTGCTCGGACCGGAGAGGATCATCCTGTGATCGTCAAGCTTTTCGGACAAGGCGAAATCTCAAAGGAGACGGTCACCGTCCTCGATGAGCTACTCAACTTCCTGAAGCATCAGAACGTAACAGAGACGATCTTCTGGCCAGAATTTGAGAAGTCAGTCCGAAAATACCGGCCATTCCTAAGGCAGAGCGTGGATCTCGCAAAGTGCAAGCAAATTGTGCTTTCGAGATTTACATCCGCCTAGTGTCAGCATACAGTCATACATTGTTACACATACTAACCATACATCGCACATACTATGTCATTCGCAAATCTAAAGAACAGTCGCTCTCGCGACATCGAGTTCATGAAGCAGCAGGCGCTCAAGGCCGGCGGCAATACGCCTAACGAGAAGTCCTATGAGGACAATCGTTTCTGGACGGCTGGAGTAGACAAGGCTGGTAACGGTTATGCCGTCTTCCGCTTTCTGCCTGCCGGTGAGGGAGAAGAACTGCCCTGGGTCCGTTATTGGGACCACGGCTTCAAGGGCCCGACGGGTAAGTGGTACATCGAGAACTCTCTGACCACGATCGGTCAGAAGGATCCGGTCTCGGATATGAACTCCAAGCTCTGGAACAGCGGTCTGGAGTCCGACAAGGAGCTGGTGCGTGCACGCAAGCGCCGTCTGCACTACGTCTCCAATATCCTGGTCATCTCTGACCCGGCCAATCCTGCCAATGAGGGCAAGGTGTTCCTCTTCAAGTACGGCAAGAAGATCTATGACAAGATCCTTGACTTGATGCAGCCTCAGTTCCAGGACGAGAAGCCGGTCAATCCGTTCGACTTCTGGACCGGTGCCGACTTCAAGCTGAAGATCCGTAACGTTGAAGGCTACCGCAACTACGACAAGTCTGAGTTCTCGACTCCGGCTCCTCTGTTCGGTGGTGATGATGCTAAGCTCGAGGCTGTTTACAAGCAGCTTCACAAGCTGGCTGACTTCATCGATCCGAAGAACTTCAAGTCCTATGCAGAGCTTGAGAAGCGCCTGAGGGACGTACTCGGTGAGGAAGGTCAGATCCTGACCACCGCCGAACGTACTCAGCTGGATGAGAAGGTTGCGGCTCCTCGCCGTGCCTCTGCTGAAGCTCCGGCTCCTCGTGAGGTTGCAGCTCCAAAGGCTCCTGCAGCCGATGAAGAGGAAGAAGAGACGCTCAGCTACTTCGCCAAGTTGGCCAAGGAAGGCTGATCTTTCTCTAGTCTATCTCAAAACAAGAGCGGTCGAAAGGCCGCTCTTTTCTTTTACAGCGACCAGTTCGCCAGAGGAGTGGTCATCCAGCTGGTACGGTCAGGAATGTTGTTGCTGTTGTATGTGACAGACTGGGCAGAGACGTTCGTGGTCTTCTTTCCGGAACCGCCTGACATCGATGGGATCATCGCCTTGGCAAGCTCGGCATTATCCTCAAGATCTCTGGTATTTGAGACCAGAGCAGACATCTCGGAACCAATCGTAGAAGGTACTGCGCCAATCTTCGCCTGTGTCTGGCCTCCGTTAATGTTTTCCTCAAGAGCCTTGTAGAAAGCGTCCTGTGCACTCTTGAGCAGACCCCAGATTCCAGATTCTTCGCCCTCTGGCTTATTTGGGTCACCTAGTGTTTTTTCGGTAGCCTTATCAGTGACCGTTTGTGCCTGCTCTGCGATTTTCTTTGCTGCAGTTCTTTCCTGCGATGCAGCCACGATACTTTTTTGAGGGCTAGTAGCAGACTCTGCCTCAGTGATGGTATTTGTACCACCTAGGAGTTTCTTGAAGCTGAACTTTCTCAGTTCACCCATGTCAGCACCGAACCATTCTCCGACGTTTGCAATGGCGTTCTTCACGAGATCCATCGGCAGTGCTAGAAGGTACTTTGCTAGACCTCTGAAGATCTCAACCACTCCTCCCAGAATATCTCCGGACGAGAACTTGTCTGCGATATCGCCCCAAACATCGACGAGGGTCTGAAACACCATCTCAAAGGTCTGACGTCCCCAGGCGACCAGACGACTTACGAATTCTTGGATGATATCGGTGAAGCTGAACGAATCGAGGAACGACTCGGCCTCGCTAAATCCAAATTTACCGAGTATCCAGGAAACGGCACTCTTCAATAGATCCAGAGGAGCTCCGATGACTCGTCCTAGAAGTTCAGAAACTCCAGTCTCGAGGGCGGCTCCGATGTCTCCAGTTTTTCCAAACTTGTCGAATGCGGCCTGAACAGACTTGAATATGTCCCAGACGACTAGAAGTTTTCCGAAGATCACACCGAATAACTTGCCGATCCCGAAGAACTTCTTGAAGCTACCGAGGAATGGCTCAATGGCCTTCATCAATGTGTTCTTCATGTTGGCAAAGAACTCACCAACCTTACCGAGAGATCCTCCCTTGGAGAATAGATTGCCGATCTTGCCGAACGTATCACCGATGAAGTCAGTGACGGGCTTGATAAAGTTCTTGATCTTACCAAATACCTCCTTGAATGGGGCAGCCAGTTTTGTCAGGAACTCACCGTTCAGACCGATCTTAGAAAGAAACTTTCCGACACCCAGGATCTTCGATAGTGACGAAAGTATGCCGGTGAAGAGCTTGGTGAAATATCCTACGACGCCAGCCACAAATCCTGCCAATAGACCTCCGATGATAGCCAGCGGTCCTAGCAGTTTGGCCAGAATACCATCTTCTTTCGGTGCAGTTGGAGCTGTCGGCTTACTCTCAGGGCGGGCTCCCAGGCGCGCCAGAAGCTTCATCATCTCCGAGTCTCTTTCTTGCTGTTGTAGATCCTTCGTTCTCTGCGCAGATGCCTGTCTTCTATCGGATTCAACTAAGTAATTATAGGTAGCCGAAAGATCATTGGCAATGATCGACAGAGCGTTTCTCATCAGGCCGGAATAGTCTGACAACATCACGACTCCGGCCTCGACCGACTTCATCGTGGTCAGTAACTCCTCAGCTACCAGAAGTATTCCGTTAAGAGGCTGAAGTAGAACGGACAAATCACTACCACCCTGCACAAGTCCTTGGGCCTGAGCTGTAGCCGGAGCCT